TTAGAACGGTTTATAATGGGGCATTTTGTCATGCGGTGTTGCAATACACTGCTCTGTAGTTTGCTTACGAATATTTTCTCGTGCTTCATCTGGATTATTTTGAAGTTCTGCAATTGGTAAGGCATAAACTTCATCAATAATTTTTAAGATAAATGTACGAGTAATTTCATCTTCAATTTTCTTTGCGTGTTCAACAGCTTGGTTTTTTTCGATTGCATTTTGACGATCAAGCATAATTGAACGTGCCGCGTTGCCCATACTGGTACAGTAGCCATGCCATTGTTCTTCAGGCGTTAAGGGTTTCTTTTCACTACAGCCTGCAAGTACAACACCTAAAACAAGAAACAGAACTTTTTTCATCATTACACTGAACTTAATCTGGTGGCATCATCATACTGAATATTGTCATATTTTCCAAAAGCTATTCGGTTAAAATCTTTGGTGAAATTTTTAGTTTTTTATTTATTACATTCCATTCGAGTTCCGCTCATTTGACAGACACCGCCACGAGATGACAAATAAGTATTGCCTGTGACTTTATTATAATTATGTCCTTTATGATCACTACAGCGCACACCATTACAGTCTTTGATTACATAACTTTGTTTCTTTGTTGAAGCTTTATTCTGAGCGGCACTTTGACTGCTTCCAGCTTTATTTACTGTAACTGCATTTTCTTTTTCAACGGTAACAGGTTTTACAGTTTGCTTATTATTTTGTTTGTAGGGGCTGTAATATTCATCGGCGATAGCTGCATTGGATTTAAAATTGTCTGGTTTAGCCTTATCGTGATCAGACGCAGTGTTTTTTTGCGATACAAGTTGTGGCTCATTTGAGCGTTGTGTAGGCGGCGGCGTTGCTGAATACGTGGTTACGCCATGCGCATCTACCCATTTATAATATTGCTGAGCGTTTGTGTGTAACGTACAACCTAATAGCATTAAACTAATGACTGCCCAAAATCGTCCATAAATGACAGAATTCATCTCTACTTTCCCTAATTTGCCACAATTTTATTAAAATTAATCATTTAAATTCAATATTTTATATTAATATTATTCAGAAAAATGCACAATAATGTAGCTCAAAAATAAATACTTGCGTTTAAATTCTTGAATAGATATCCAAGCTCAAGTCGAATGGAAAAATTTTTATTTGATGGTACTTTTTTTAATTCAAAACATAGATGTTATTAAGGCATGTTAAATACAACTATTATTTTATTTGTCTAGAATAAGCCGCTCGAAAGCGGCTTATTTATTAAGTTCTTAAAAACGCCAGTTCTGAGAATGTTACTTTGCAATAAGTGTGTTTAACTGTAAATCACTATAAGTATCTGTATATTAATGCATTGCATTTCAATAACACTTCGCACTAACAATATATAGTAGTCTACATTTATAGTTCAACAGTCTACAAATCAGTCTACATTTTTATTACTAACTATAAGCTTGCTAAAATTGAGAAATAAATTGATGCTTAAATTATTACGACATAAATTTTCTGATGATTTTTTTGAATTGATTGAGCTTGATAAAAAAGATTATTTGAGAGAATGACTATGCCCTACTACATCAAAAAGAATAATCGATATCTCACACTCGAAGATGTCTCAAATGAACATTATGATGATGAATACAATATCGTGAAGGAAAGGTGGAATTTTGCTTACTTTTGAGCTAACTTATCACTTGCACCAAAACTTAGGTTGTTAAAGGCTTATTTGTGATCGTTTTGGTGCAACCAATTTTTTTTACATTTTTATAATATAAATTAATCTTTAAGAATGTGTAAATTTGAGTTGCAGGAAATACTAAACCCCATTTCCTATTTCCTGCGGTTTAGTGATTCCAGCCACACTCTAAATTAGCCATTCCTGAGTGTGGCTTTTTTTTGCATTTTTAGTAGTTTTTTATTCCAAAATTATTCCTAAACCAAAAAACTGTACATGATACGAAAAAATATTGATCAGTTCTGATAAACTCAACTTAAATAGTTATGGCCACGCCTCGCTCAATCTTTCCGCATCAGCTGCGTGTTCATCAGCTTTTTGTGCCACATTTCGATATTCTGTGATGCAACTTTCGAGTATGTCACTGCTGGTATTTGTGTATTCAATGATGGTTTCTCTGGAAGCTGCGGACAGACGTTGCTTTGCGCTGGCAAGTTGCTTTGACAAGCTGTTAGCAGCGGACTGAGCAGCACTAGCATCAGACTGTATTTGCTTAATTTTTGCATTGTAGTTTTGCTCCGCTTTTGTGATTTGTTCTGCCCAAACTTTTTCTTGTTGAGCAGCTTGGACTTTGGCTTTTTCAGTCGCTAGTTGTTGTTGAGTGATGTAGTTGGCGTGTAATCGCTTCTGATCTTTGATTTCAGCAGCTTGATGATTTTGAATAAACAAACAGATCAATAATAAAAAAGCGAGAACTGCAATGATGCATTCTCGCCAGAATTTTGCTGCTAGATATAGATACGTCATTTATTAAACAACTCCATTTCAGCCTTGCGTCTACGAACAAGACCAGTCATGACTTTTCCACCCGCTTTATTCCATTTTTGAAATTCAGCCGATGCGCCTTTATAGTCTTTCGCGTTTAACTTTTTGAGCAGAGTTGATGCATTAAGATTTGTTGCGCCTAAGTTGTAAGTAAAACTAACCAGTGCATCAAACTGATTTTGAGTAAGTGGCACATTTACAAGCATGTTTACTGAACGCTCAAAAGTTGCGACATCATTTGCAATGTACTGATCTGCCTGTGTTTGAGTGATCTTGTCGCCTTTTTTAACCAGTGTGCCATTGGGGTATTTGATCGTACCATAACCAATTGTCCACACGCCTACGCCATCGTCATAAGCATTTAAGCGCAAGCCTTCAAATTGTTTAATTAGATTTAAGCCATTGTTACTGATCTTCATTCGATTTCACCTTGTCTTTGACAAATTTTTCAGCCTGAGCCTCGACAAATTGACTTCCTAGTGTTCCAAGAAATGCACCCAACCCCAGAACACCAAGCATGTTTAAATCTGATATCCAGATCAGCACACCGCCTGCGCCAAGTGTTGTAAAACCATTTAAAATGGCTCGACCCAATACAACACGCCAAGTTAGTTTTTCCGTACTTACGAGTATCTTTGCCATAGCAATCACCACTCCCATGAGAATTAATTGAAGTGCCACTTTTTCATGCTCTTGCATGTGTTTCCCCCGATTTTTTTGGCAATAAAAAAGCACCCGATTGGGTGCCTGTAATTTCTGATATTTAGTAATTTGTGACGTCAAGAACCATATAGTGATGCCGACAAACACCAATAGATACAACAGAAGTATCTTCCACACTGTCTACAACACCAGAGGTTAAGTAGACTATTCCGCCATCCACGGCTGCTTGTGAGCTATAAATATCTGCCTGATACCAACTTTCCCACCCATTACTTAACCATTCAGCTTGAATGTTAAATATTCTATTCAATGGATAGACTGCATATATACGTCCTGTAGGCAATGAAACAGTCTTGTTATTACGAAACGGATTATTACCTCCTACAACGGGGTTATAGTTAGCATCTTCCTGAATCATCTGAACAGGTTGCATGTATCTATGATTGGCATCAAACACCAATCTACCTGAAGCATCCCATGCTTTAAATCCAATATTAGGAGTGTTGTCTACAGGTCTACCGAAGATATATATATCAATAAAGTTATTAGCATTGTTTAGCTTACTAACTGCATTAGGTACATTCTGTTGGTTTGCAGCAGATACAACAACAACAATTTTGGTTTCAGATAACCTGTAATAACTTGCTGCACAAATACAACTAAAAGCAACAACAGGTTCAGGAATCCCTGTAACGTCTACTTCATAGTAATAACGATACCATGTATCACCACCACCAGTAGGCATAAACTTTCTACGCTCTTTACGGATAAAAGCTAAGTTAAAAAAACTATCATCAATAACAGTAGTAATATCGTTATTAAGTTCTAAATAAGTTGCCATTAGAATTCGCCAATAAAAACTTTAAAAGCTTTAGGAGCAGTAGTCCAACTAGCATAAGGAATATAGTCTACTTTAGCTGTTGTACCTGTAACTGTGACTCTATAGTTATATGATACAGGATCATAGTAAGGCTCAGTATCCTGAACCGCTAAAGGTTTAAAGTAGTAGTAGACATTTCCTCTAATAACTCTAGGAAGTGATACTGACTTAGTAACTTCACCTATATTAATAATAACTTCCACTAAGACTTTTGGTATTCTTTGAGTGCCATCGAATGACACTCTCCCTTGTTCATCTTGTAACAGGACTCCTCCTGACATTACCAAACTCCTATTTTAACCCTCACACGGTTTTGATTATCTTTAACCTCAATATATGAGCCCGTAATTGTTGTTGTGCCGTTACTATTTGAACTTGTAAAAGTTCCTAAATTAGCACTAACAGCACTCAAACTCTCAGCATAAATCTTACTTGCAGAGATATAACCAATCGCCGCATTGTCTAAATAAAGCCCTGCTGGAACGACTGTGCCGTTTGGCAATGTAGTTGCTGTAGATTGATATACGAATGAGTATTTAGAAGCGCCTTCAACCCCCTCTGGCGGTGCTATAGCGAACTTATTAGCGCGAACAATAAAATCAACTACACCACCATCATTACCAATCGCGATACCACCTACCGTATTACCTGCGGCTACCTGCAAAGTTGCTTTAGCAGATAATCCATTGACCGATTCCTGAGTAGATTTGATACTTGCTGTATTTCCATTAACTGTAGTTTGAATCGTATCAGTCTTTGAAACTAACGCACTGTTCGCATCAGCAACTGCTTGAATCTGACTTTTATAGACCGCATCGTTCTCAGCCATAGTTGCGCTCACGATATCAATGCGCTCTCCCAAAGCTGAATCACCATCTACCTGTGCAGATTGTATTGACCAGCTAGATGCTTGATTACTGCCACTATCCGCGGTCCAAGTACTTTGATCAGCAGTCAAAGGCGTGACTTTGGCATAAACTCCGTCGACTTTTTCAGTTGCTGCAGTCAAACGTCCGTCAATTTCTTCAACCTCTGCTTTGACAGAATTCAACGCACCGGTACTAGCCTTATCTCCAAGCGCAGCATTAATGCTGTTGATCTGGCTGGCATTGGCAGCAGATTCACTTGCCGCTGCATTGGCAGTCGATAGAGCCGTGGCTGCATTGGTCTTGGCTTCATTTGCTGTATTGTTCGCAGTATTTGCAGTGTTTACAGCATTTGAAGCGTTACTGTTTGCAGTACTGGCTGTATCACTCGCAGCGGTTGCTGTTGCAGATGCTTGTTGTGCAAGGCTTGAAGCTGATCCCGCTGTTGTAACGGCAGTTTCAGCTTTGGTGATTGCACTTGCAGCATTTGTTTTGGCAACAGATGCATCAGACTCAGCCACATCAACGCGGTTATCCAATACTTGGATTGCACTTGAGTTACTACTTGATGCAGTGACAGCGCTTTCAGCAGTCTGCTTAACAGATGCAAGTGCCGTGTCATTGCGGGCAATGTAGTTATTGATCGCTTGCGTATTGGCTTCGTCACCCGATGCACGTGCTGAACGTTCTTCCTGAATTGCGGCTTGATTTGAACCCACTTGCACGTTGATCGTATCAATCCGCTGGCCAAGAGCTGAATCGCCATCAACCTGTGCAGATTGTATTGACCAGCTTGACGCTTGATTACTCCCTGAGTCTGCGGTCCAGTTATCCTGATCCGCAGTTAAAGGTGTGACTTTCGCATAGACACCATCAAGCTTTGTTGATGCAGCACCCAAATCATCTGCTACGACATCAATTTCTTGACGCACCGCAGCAAACGAGTTTTCTGTACTTTGCTTATATGTATCAACAATAGACAAGACATGCTCATCACCAGCAACACGCTGCTGGCTTTCATGTGTTAGACCATCACTGAGATTTTGAACAGCACTGATGCGAGCCTGTGATTCTGATGCGATATTATCTGCAACTTGATTCACAGCAATAATACGCTGTTGACGTTCTACAGCCAAATCCTGATTGGCTTGATCTGCAGTATTTTTGGCATCTTGAATACGTTGATCATAAACAGTCAGATCACCTTCGATGACGCCAATTTTGTCGATTTTCTGCTGTAAATCCTGATGTAGTTGAGATTCAGTGATCTTGCCTGATAAGAGATCGAGTACCGCAGATGCATCGGCTGATGTGGTTGCATTAATCCATTCCGTCCATGGCCCGACGTTACCCAAGCGATCAATCAATCGGGCCTGAAAATAAAGCTTAAGGTTTGGCTGTAAGCCCTGAATGGTATGTGTTGTGGTTGGATAAGCAAACAATCCCAAAGTTGAGACATTGCTTACACCGTCTGGACTGACACGAATCTCGGTATGAGCTGTATCCAATGCGCCCTTTGCTGGAAACAACCATTCAAGTCGGATACCAAATAAAATACCTGTTGCCGTCAAGTTAGCCAAAGCAGGCGGTGTGCCGTTTTTACCCAATAAGGCGGTGACACTTGAATAAGTCGGTAAAGATGCGATATCGAAAGCAGAAAATGCAGTGATACGTGCCTGATAATTACCAGAATATACTCCTTCAATCTCAACAGAGTTGTTGCCCGTCAAAGGCATTTTAATCCAGCTACCATCGTCTTTACGCCACTCGATTTGATAGCGAACAGCACCTTGAGCCTGTGGCCATCCAATCACCATCACTGCGATAGTCATGCCCTGTTCGATCTTGTCATAGGTTGATAAACTGACTGACTCCACGGCAGGTTGCATATCAGGATTTACAATCGTAATGGGGATTTCGTCAATGTAGGCACCATAATCGATTGCATCATACTTTTGCGGATTGTATTGAACTGCCTTGATTTCAAATTGATGCTTATCGTTTTGTATAATCGAGACAATACGAAATTTCATTGTCGCCAGATCCTGAGCATCAATAACCCATACGTTTTGCGACGAGATTGTATTTTCTTCAAAAGCCGAGACGACCGTCACCACACGGCCATTAATGCCTTCAATGACACGAGCCTTCGCTTTACCATCTTCACCATTAATGACGAGACGATCACCTGCACGACATACCACATCATCCCGATCCAATGTGACTTGTTTGAGATCAGCCGAAATTGATGATATACGACCACCATTGGCACGACCCGCAAAACTCTGATCCGCAATTTCAATAATTTTCCCGGGTTGAGGAATGTATCCATCAAGACCGACTTTAAACACAACAGTTTGAGTTTCGTACTTTTCAGTCTTTAATGCCCAGAGTCCTGCCCGTTGTGCCTGTCCGCGTGAGGTTACACCCCATGCATCAATCTCAACCTTATTAATCCCGTATTTCGCAATGGCCTCTTCATCTGGAATAGGCTCCGGTTCTGTCTTGAATCGATTGTCTGGATTATCGAAATTAACAACAGCAATGGTATGACGATCACGCTTACGTGTACCCGAATACTCAAAGTGCCCATCAATCACATTTGCCCGGGTGAACGTGTATACAGTATCTGAAGGCATATCAGCATCAAGCACAATGCTTTGGCCATCCCAAAACATATAGGCACGCATAACACCTGCCATCTTGGTTAATACGCTGTAGGCATCTTCTTGGGCTTGCTGATAGACGTTTAAAGTAAAACGTGGTTCCTGACCGCCTTTGCCATCTGGCACCAACTCATCACAGTACTGGCCTAATCGATAAATGGACCATTTATCAACCATGCTTTGATCAAGATGATTACCGAGTCCACGACGTTTATCGATACACGCATCATAAAAATGCCATGCTGGATTATTGGTATAGGCATATTTAAAAGTGCCGTCCCAAATACCAACATATTGACGGGTTTCAGGATCGTAATTGGTCGGTACACGAATGCGAACACCTTTACAGCGTGCTGCCATTTTTGCAATATTTGAAAAAGTTTCCGCATCATATTGCAGGCCAAGTAAGGCGGTATTTGGGTAACGTAACTTAACGTCAATCACTTCTGTGACTGCTGCCACATACATTTTGTCAGAAATTAAATCACTATTTTGATTAGGGGTAATTCTACGAACTCGAACAAGCCAGCCTTGATCTGCACGCGGCAGCTCAATACGATGGGTACGTTGATAATCAGGACTGGTTTTATCTGAAATTTGCGTGTTTAAAACCTCTTCCCACGCACCACCATCAGTCTGGCGATCAATGGCATAGCGAATCGTAAGACCATCTACGTTACCTGTGGTTGCATCCTGCACACGTAACGCACCCCATTTTAGGCGCACTCGAACAGCATCAAGATCCGTATTACTAAAAGCTCTCACCCATGGCGTGACTTCTTTAAGTTCAACATTGATATTGATTTCATTAGATACATCTGGAAAACCTTCAATGTAATCCTGATCGTTTGTGCCCGAGCGAAAATCTACAACAACATTATCAAAATTTGGATTGTCATTGGCATCGTGAACAGGCGTATCATCCAGATAAACCGATTTTAAGCCATCTGCCAAGCCTTCAATTTCACCCTCTGATAGTCCGTAGAGTATCTTTATCGTGGTGGTTGATTGAGCTGAATCTGGTGCGATCACAGGCGCACGGGATTGATTGGCCTGCTTTTTAGCACCAATGATTTTATTGTCCATATCTGATCCATGCATAAAAAAAGGCGCTATATAGCGCCCAAAATAGGATTTAATTTTTACATAATGTCTTCTGTGAACTGCCCAGCCGATGCAACAAATCCGCCGATCTCACGTTCACCACGTAATATAGATACTGGATTACCCTGCGCAATGGTCGTAACGGCAGAACCAAAGCCCTTATTTGCTCGGTTGCCATCTTGATTCTGGTCTTGGGTTTCGGCTTTTGGCATCAACATTTGTGCGATACCTCCGACCAGCATGCCAGCACCTGCGCCAATCATTGCCACCCCAATATTGGTGGTAATTCCACCAGTCCAGAAACCTGCGACAATAAGTGCAACACCCAAAACCACTTGTAATATGCCATTGCTACCACCTGCGCCCATGACACGCGGTACGATCTTGATCACTGAAGACTCAGTCACCATATCTACTTCATTGCTCCCAATATTACGACCTGTAATACGTCGTTTGGTAACGGTGTCATAGCAATAGGGCTGTTTTCTTCGAGATCCATGCTGTTTAACTTCATCAAAAAAAATAGCAAAACAAAGCCCACGCTCATGTGCATGCAGCATAAACTTTTCAAAGCCCGGTAATAGCACTGATAAAGCACGTACCGCTTCACGTGTACTTGAAACATCCAGCATAAATTGATGCCCAAACTTTTCAGCAAGGACGCCATACAACTTAATCGTCTTTAACATGATCTTTGTGCCTTAGAATTAAAACCGTGCGCGATTGCCACTCATGGCCGTAAACTTCACGTATCGATTTTGCGTCATACATATGATGAAGGATCAGTGAATTGCCCACGCATGCAGGTGTGTCTTCACTTTTAAAATGCCATCGATCACCCAGCCAAATGACTGCATGATTTGGATGCTCAGTCCGACCAACGCGACAGATTAATACATCACCATATTGAGGTGATTCAACCTGATAGAAACCCGCTGAACGATAATTTTCAACATAAAGAGAGACGTTTTCTTTATTTTCCCACCAAGCATCATCACGCTGGAAATTTGGCAATACAATTTCTAGTTCACGTTGATAAAAGTCACGCACCAGTGAATAACAATCTTGCCAACCATGGAAAAAATTTCGCCCCAATAACGGGGCGGTATATCCATACGGTTGATACTCAGTAATGTCCCAATCGGGAAAACTACAAATAAACCATGGCTTTTTGTGAAGCTCAATCTGATGCAAATCTAACTCTGTTGCTCTGGTAGTGCCATCAGGATGTGAGTGAACATAAGCTTGAATGCCTCCGATGTCCTCAGCATTGGCCAAATCTTCAGGATGAATTTCAAAATTTGTCGTTTTGTCCTGTTTTACTTTCCCCAACTTGTCATAAATCGTAGGGGCGACATTCCGACAAGCTATGTATTGATCATTGATAATCACGCCACAGCATTCTTCGGGATAAACGTCTGACGCATGTACAAATATGGCTTTTTTTACATCAGCAGATAATTTCATAACTCACCCAATTAAACTTGATGCGGGATATCCACCGTGTGACAAAGGTTTATTTTCACCAAAACGCAAACGGCAGGATCGCATTCGCCCAGGACAACGATCTTGACTTGGATCAGTAGTCGGCTCGTCTTTCATAGTGAACATAGCAGTGCCTGTATATCCACACTGCTCACCTCGATAACCATTAGTACATGCCCAATGGCAGAGATTTGTGATCTGGCGCAGCGGTATTTTCTTACCTTCGAAATCGACTGGATTTGAAAGCTCAAATACGACTTGTTCATCATTTGAAGAAGTCTTTTGCTCGATATAGGCTATCTGGATTTCACTGTCACTCGAAGACGTCGGATTGCCTTGACTAAAATTTTCAGCATCAAGATATTTGGCCAACGTGGTAATGACTTTGAGTTTTGCACCTGCAAAATCATCAAAACGGTAGCAATAGGCTGATACTGCTCCCTGCACACCATTGATATTGTTTGCCATGCTTAAGGTCGGCATCGAAGCTTTACCATCAGTCGTTTTACCAAAGCCTGTGCTTTCAATGACCATCGGCTCAAACACTTGACCCTGCCAGATAATATTTCGCATCCAGACTTTTGAACCGCCGACATCAAAAAGTTTATCTGCTGAAATCAGCGTTGTATCTGCTGTAAAGCTGGTGCTGTCCACTGTCTGATAAATCTTCTGCCAGTCTTCATATGAAATATGACCGTGAAAACGTAAAATGCCAGCACCCAAGCTGCTGGCATCGAGTTCATAAAGCGTGATCAGTCCATCGACATACAGCTTTTGAAAATCACTGTTGAGGCTCATCTGGTAACTCCCCTAAACCATCCGACTTGAGAAAGGCCCGCAAAGATTTACGATAATCAACAAGTACGGCTTTATCAGTGTTCAATTCTTCGAGATCACCATCTTCATCTTCAATTGCATCATTCAAACGTGTGATTTCAATACTGACCCGATCATATTCTGCTTGTGCCAGAGTAAGTTTATGTTGTGCTGCAATTACGGCTTTTTCTTCATCAGTTAAGTATTTATGCGGGTTCAAATGACGATCAATTTCCTCAGCAGTCATTACAGTAAATTCTGAAGTGATCAGATCATCTTGAGAGCCGTCTTGCTCAAATGCCCAAACTGAATCATCATTTTTTTTGTAATATTTCATTAGCGTAACTCCATCCATGACCCAACTGAACCTGAAGATGATGAGATTCTGTATGCCTGCCCCGGTGGGACAATAAAATAAATAGCAAGTTGTGTGATATTTTGCTGCATTGTGTTTGCCGCCACTGCTGCTTCCGCAATATACCATACGACTTGTGTACCCGATTGCACATTTGCTAAAATTACGGATATTGCAATAGGCTTATTGGTTGAATTTGTATATGTTGTTTGTAATGCCCTTGAAGACGTTAACGAGATATATGACTGTCCAATGCCAAATAATATTGTATTCCTGACAGATGTTTGAACTTCGCCCAAATCAGTTGAGTCTACTTGTGCTTTTAAATTTGAGCCACTCCAACCCAAGTAAACCATGTTATTGTCTTGCCCAACCCCACCACCTTGTCGCACAAAATTGTTCAGATTACTTCCATCACCAAATTTTTGATAAATCTCAGTAAAATTACTATTCACTTTCGTAAATGCTGTTCTGGCTGGATCACCTGAGCCGTCGTTTGCACTATTTCCCGTTGTGATAGTTTGCTTTGCCATAATTTTTACTCACAAAAAAAGCACCCGAAGGTGCTGTGTAGATTGATGTTATTTAAGGGTAAAAGACTTGGGTGAATGTAGTTGAGATCCGCCAGATCTGACCACCTAGACTTACCGGTGTATAACTCGAATCTGTTTTGACTCGAATCTCGCCATCAAGTGGCGAATCCCACAAAAACGAGTCTGCGCCCTTGTGTTCATCAAAGAATGCCTTAATTGCTTGAATTTCAGCTTTGTAGGCCGTTCTTTGGTAAGCCCACTGACCTTTTCTATTGTTGATTCCAACTGAAATATTTTGCTCATAGCCATCGCCAAACTTTGAAGTCAGAACATTGAAGTTCTGAGTGTTGGAGTTACCGTCTAGGTCGCTTGGCCAGTCAAATTTTTGATTGCTCATTTGAAAGCAAACCTCCCCGTTGTCGACTCTCATTTCGAATGATTGATCGAACAGCGCTACCAATCATGCAACCCAAATTTTTTGGATTGTATTGTGACTTATGCTCTTTCAAACTAAAGCGTTTTTTCTGTTTTCTCAGGCTTTTCATGGTTTCTCCAATAAAAAACCCGTCCTAAAAAGAACGGGTTAAGTGTTAGTATCAAGTCACCACAACTATCTAACGAGATAATAATAGCATGGCTGTAAAGAATCCTCTTGAAGATACATATAAAATATGGCCTTTTAGATCGGACTTTGAAGATGGGCGAACCAATATTGGCGCTATCGATTTAACCAAAGAACCAGAGCGTATTAAGGATATACATGAATTATCTCAAACACCCAAGCTTAAAGATGCAATCTACAACTTAAACAAAGAAGCTTCCGCTCTAATGACCTTGGGTTGCTTAATCGAAAAAGACCCAGATCAAGATGTTGTTTGGTCATACTTGCAATTCTGCTTTCGTCCAGAAATTGACGTTTCATCTATCGAACTGCGCAAAATCGATGAGCTATTTTTTAAATATGTTGCAGAAAAAAATGATGAAGCTGTTGCAAAGCATCTAGCTGGCTACTTGTTGTGGGAGGCTTTCGAGATTGAACTTTACGGCAATACTCCAGTCCTTGCTTACAGTGTGTATTATCCTCACCAAAATTTTGCTGATGTTGAGATGATGCACCTTTACCTTTTGAAATGGCTTCGCCAAAATTTCGATCATCTTGCATCTTAACCTCCAAAAATTAAACCCACTCAAAAAGTGGGTTCTGTATTTAAATTTAATTACTTCGACAACAAACCGCCTTGCCGCTGTTCCTGACGAATAATAGCCCGAACTGCATTACCGATCATTTGACCTAACTGCTTCTGATCTTGTGTATTGGCACCTGAAGTGCTTACACCTGAATCGTTGACACTCACGGCAATTTGAATCCCGCCATTTGAAATAGGCTGAGTAGTAAACTTGTTATACCGATCCACTACATAACTCGACGTATCCCCCACAGATCCACCTGAAGCTCGTTTCACTGGCAGCTCACCCATACGGTTTATGTAGTCCAAGGTATCAACTCCAAGACTGCGAACAGACTTGGCTTTAATGACATACTCGTTGTCGGAAAGCATTGCAGGAATCGAATCGCTGGTTTCAGTACCAGAGCCTCGAACATGGCCACCAGTTGAGAAGCTTGCGATTGTCTGAGCAGCAATTAAACCAACTGAAGCGTAGCCAATTGCTCGAATTGCAGTCGCAGCAGGTAGACCGAAAATACCTGTTTGAGCAGTGGTTGCACCTGCAGCTAATTCGGTATTGATAATCTGTTGAGCGATTGCCATGGTTTGCTGAGCCAAAAACATTGCTTTGAATGTTTTGGAGTTCTCACCTCTGGCATCTTTGACCATTTGAGTCATACTACCCCAAGTGGTAGATGCATTTGAAAGCAACGAGCTGTAGAGCTGGAGTTGATTATCATGCTGGCTTCTAATTAAGAGCATTTCATCACTAGCACCCTTATCTCTTATAGCTTTTAGTTGATCCTGGTATGCTTGCTCCGCCTCTAAAAGCATTTTATGGCGAGTATTAGCATCGTTCAGATACTGACCATTGTCACCAATCTGATTAATACTTTTCTGAGAGCTTTGCCAAGAATCCCATGCGCCAGACATACTGTCACTGAATTGATTTTGTAGCTGCCAATTTCCCAACTGATTCGGGTTAAGAGTTGATTGAGCTTTGGATTCCATGGCAGCCTTTTGAGCATCACCAACCTGAGCGTAAAGCATTGCTCTAAATTCAAGAAGTTTTAACTCCTGAGTTCTTCGATAAGCCTTAATCTCGTACTTAGCCTGTTCATCAATGCCAGCCTTGGCAATCAACTTTTGCTGGTCAGTTAAGTCGTTTGTCGCATCAATTGCAGCCTTTTTTACTTCTGCCTCTTTGCGAATCCTCTCATCCCCCACCCAGTTCCAGCCATTCACCTGAGACTCAAATTGAAGCTTTGCTAAAGTGTTTTCAGCTTGATAACGATCATTTTCTTTTGACACCAAATCACTTAAACCATGTTGTTGGAGATCAGCAACACGCTTTTCATGTTCCTTTTGTCGAAGATAGTCAGCATTACCATAATCAGCTTTAAGCTTATCGATTTCCTGCAAAGTTTTTTGTGTGTACTTGAACTGATCATCAATAAATGATTCAAAATCTTTGGATGATCCTGAATAACCATTAATTCCGGCCAAATACCCTGAGACGTTTTTCACATAGCCATCGTTCACTTTGCCCATGCCAGTGCCACGCTGAACATTACCCTCCCCAGCATGATAGGCACGAATTGCCTTCTCTAAGTTTCCTCCAAACAACTTAAGCAAATACTGTAAGTATTTAGCGGCACCTTCGGCTGCTTGACTGATACTTGTTCTATCATTTACGCCATACTGCTTAGCTGTTCCTGATAAAAACTGAAACGCACCTGTCGCTCCAGTGGTTTTGTTGTAAGCATTAGCATTACCTTTGCTTTCCTGCATCATTACTGATGCCAATAAACCATTTGGCAGGCCATATTTAGATTCAAGCCCTGAAAAATTGTACTTTTGAGATGCCTCCATAACCTTTGCATTCACTTGAAGTATTTGCTGTTGTTTCTCAAGCTGCTTGGTTGACTCTTTGCGTGATTCGGTTAATTTGTCTTCAGCATCCTTGATTTTGGCTTGCTGCAATGCCAAGTTAAAAAGCTGTTTCGCTTCATCAGTTCCAGTGAGTTTTGGATCATAATTAAGCGCTTTCAAAGCCTTCATTAAATAGTCAATCTGGTTATTAGAGAGTGAACTATTCATAAGCAAAGTTGTTTTAGCCGACATCTCTTTAATATCCGCTAAAGCACCAGATCTATAGTTTTCCAAAGCATTTTTTGCAGCTCGTGCAGCTTCCTCAACTTTATTAAATGACTTGGCCTGACCATCAAGTTGAGAAGAAGCATTTTGAGCTGCATTACCGGATACCTTCACCTCAACACCTAGGGCTTTTTGTGCTTTTACATTCTCGCTTACAGTGCCGTAGAGTTTGTCGTATTGCTCTATCTGTGAAACCATTTGAGCGCGCTGCTCTGGGGTAATCATGGCAATCTGATTGACACGGCTTAATGCCTCTGAAAGGCTCAGCGAGCCAGAGCGGACCTCTGCCTGAATTGCATATAAGTCAGCACTAACCTTGGCACCATTACCCATTTGATTGTTGTACTGAGCAACTTCACCAATCGCATTCGCAAATAGCCGTGCCTGACGATCTAACTCCTCATTCTGCTCTTTGAACTTCTGGGCTAAGTCATTTTTTGCGACAGATTTATGTGCATTATCTAAAGATTTAAGCTCTTCAGTGCTTTTTTGAGCATATTTACTTTGCTCATTGAGCATTGCATTAGCTTCAAGTCCATTGTCACGCATGAGTAGATATGAACCTGCCAAAGTTGCCACAGTCAAACCTAGACCAACTGGACCACCCAGCACACCGAGTAAGCGACCACCAATAGCCAATGAAGCTGAACTTGCAGCCGAAGCTCTGGTTCTTGCGGCAGCTAACGCATTTTCAGTTGCAGTTAATTCTGCATTAATTTGCGCTTGCTGTTGACGAAGCAACCCCATACGTAATTCTGAGTTAATCGAACCTTGTGCTGATATCTGACTCTTCTTACGCTGAAGTTCAAGCTTTAATTCTTCTACCAGAAGAACACGAGTAGCCTGAGTTGCGGCTAATTTAGCCTCCAAGCCTACAACTTCCTGAGCAGATGCTGCCTTTTCTGCCTGAATGAGTCCATATTGAGTAACAGTTTGCTCAACGAGTTGTTTAGATTTTGCAGCACCAGCGGCAAAAGATGCATATATGGCTGGGATATAAGTTCCCACATAATAAGCACCTGCAACCTGAAGACTTGAGACTACCAGATCAAGATTTTCAGCAAGAAGTTTTACTGAATCTGCTGTCAATGAAGCAGCACCAGATGCCTTACCCGCCTCACCAATAAACTTTGATACTTCATTGTTTAGCATCGTGAATGATTGGCCAATTGTTGGATCTGTTTTGGCAAACAGGGAATCTACTGATTTGCTTGCTTTCTCTAGAGCTTTAACCAGCGCCTCAGATGTGATTGCACCAGTTGCCGCCACAGTGCGAAGTTGTCCAACTGTAATACCCATACCTTCAGCAATTGCTCGAGCTAAAGCAGGAGTCTGCTCCATTACCGAGTTTAACTCTTCGCCTCGCAATGCACCCGCACCCAAAGCCTGATTAAACTGTACCAATGCTGCTTCTGCACTGGCAGCGCTTGCACCACTGATAGCCACAGCTTTTGATACTGTTTCAGTGAGTTTGGCTGTCTGGTCCATGGTGAGGCCAAGTGTTTTAGCATTATTAGCAAAACCTTGATAAACCTGTGCTGCAGCATCCCATGATTGCCGTGTTCTTTGAGCGATATCAAATGTATCACTCATTGCTTTATTGAGCTCTGTTTGTGAATTTGTGACAAGCTTCAAGCGGTTTTGGAGATTCGTATAAGCGTCCATCTTTGAAAGGAGAGCACCAACCGAAACTAATGCTGTCATTTGTGCAGCCAAAGAGCGTGTAGCAACAGATATAGCATCCATAGACTTTGTAGCAAAGTCTCCATTTTTTTCAATGCTCTGTAACTCACGATTCAAAAGTTCAGCATTGCGTTTAGCTTGTTCAGAGCTAATTTCTATGACCAATCTGCTTGTAGATGCTGCCATTACTTTTCTCCGGGCAATAAAAAACCGATCTCGTATTGGATCGGTTTAAGATTTATTGGTTCGCATGATTTAATTCAGGTTTTCAAATAGGCACGGCTGAATCTGACGATCCACATTGGCAATAGCGGTTTCAAGTACATCTCGTTGCTTTTTCCATTGAGATAAACCTCGACCACATGCGCTGGCGATATCTTTCTCACATTCCAATTTTGCATTTAATGCTTCACGCTTCTGGATTAAAGAAAAATAATCAGTCTGCAATAGAGTGCGTGCCTCAAAGATTGCTCGAACCAATGCTTTCTTGAAAGATATGACTCGCGGACTATTTCTTAATAACGTCATAAGAAATGTTGCTTGTTGTTCGTCCAATATAGCGTATTCAGTGGCTTTGGCATAACCACCGTGTTGCAGTGGCTCACCCTTTCGGATTTCAAATCTGATAGGGCCAAGATCTGCAAAGTCAGGACGATACGTTCTAACCAACTTGATGACACTGGCATGCTGTAATCCAAGTCCAATAGCAATTTGTAATGTTGTTGTATAAGGTTGTGAGTCCTTAACATCAACAAGTTTTACAGCGTTAAATTTCGCATTCATTTAAATCGCTCCTTATTTTAAAACAAATGCCTGAATGCAAATTCGATGACATTTGTCATGGTTTGCCATATTTCAGGCATTAAAAAAGCCGACTTGTTAGGTCGGCTGCGCTTTGTTAAATCTTAAATCTTGTCAATAGGGTTGAAAAGGTGTTGAGGTGTTGCACTGTCAACAGGTAATAAAAAAGCACCCTAGGGTGCTTTAATTTAATCCAATCTTTTTATTTTCTTGGTATCGCAATAAGCTTGCTATTTTCTGGAACAAGTAGCCAACTATAAAACCATTAAGCATGATTCCAATTCCTGTAATAACCATAGCACCTGACCACACCTTTTCAGTACCAAAATATTCTCTTGGCACTTCAACCCGACCAAACACCAATATAAAAATGAATCCAGCAATTAGTCCAATCACAATCAACGCCCAACCTATGAAGTTGCAGACTTCACTTTCTCTCATACCTTGATTTTCTTCTGACATTTTAATTAACCTTAACTTTAGTAGTTATAAATATCTATTTTAGTGCGTTCTCACAATACGGGGATGCATTTTTTAAAAATGGATCTGGAATGAAATTAAATGAAGCACCCATGTAGTAATTGGCTTTCAGTTCAAGTTTTTCATTTGAGTTTGAAACGATTTTAAGTTTGAGATTATTTTGATTATAGATAGTATCATTGACTACTTTTATCTTATCTAGAATATCTTTGCCATTGTAACTTTGGCACATCAAACCAGTTCCATCCCTGTTAAACTTAATCGTGACCAACCATGGTCCACCACTTCCCGACCAGTTACCTGATAAATTAGTTGGCGTAGGAACAACTGTACTAAATTGGCCACTCATTAAGTCGTTTGTTGCGGCACATCCCACCAAACCCAATCCTACAACCAAACCTAAAATTATTCTTTTCACACCAAAACCCCATTAAGTAGACTTAATGAGGTTAGCTTAAAAAGGAGCCTCTTGCTATATTTCACTCATAAAAAAAACACCCGAAGGTGGTTGTGATTTTTATGACTTAAGATAAGCCCAATTGATCAATTAGATTAATCCAAGAACCACAATTTACCCCATACCGTTCAGCAAGATTCGGAACTTTTATACCTTTGTGCGCACCGCGCCTTTCCCAATTTATGTTTGGTGTCTTTTGTTCTGAAGTTAATACAAATCCATTATTAGCAAAGTGTGAACCCAAACTTACTATGTCTAAATCAGCATAATTATCTTCATTGACATGAGGTGATCTATCAGCAATAGGGCAAGTTAAAAGATCAGTTTTAAAGTCACTTGTTTTCTGCCCGTGCTCATCTGGATGCACTATTGTTGGTTGAAAGGTTGATAAAAAATGCTCATACACTTCTGGATCATAGTTGTATCTTTCAATCTGATCTCTGACCTCTTCTTCTATGGATCTACAAATATAAAAGCATATAAATCGTGAAGATTTTTGAGCTAGCAATCCATCCCATATCCACTGGAATTTTTCAACAGGATAGTATCGATAACAAATGTCTAAAATCGCATTGGTGTCTAAGCATATTTTTATCATCAGTTAAAACACCTTCTCTTGAAGATGCTTAAACGACTCTCGATTTGTTTCTTTTTTGAAGCCAAGAATGGTTTTTGCTGTACTTGATGATATTTGCTCTTGCCACATTGCACTCAAAACTTTTTCAACAAAGTTATGCCCAAAATACCTTAGAACAGTGTTTTCTTTTTTATTATTAGGAATACCATCGTTTTTTGGTTTAATGTACTCCAAATAATCATTTAGCTCTGCCTTGGAAATGTACCCTAATGTCTTTAATTGAATAGCTATAGCAGCCTTACTTGTCTTGGTTTCTTTTCTTATAAGTTTAACTGTTTCATCCAGACTATCATATTGTCCGATATATTTATCAATCGTTTCTTTTGGCGCAAGCACATAACCCGCGACACAGTCACAATATCTCTCTATCTGTCTTTGTGATTCTGTCATTCTTCCATCAAACACGCTTTGCCCCAAACCTAAGTGAACTATCTCATGTATCAATGTAAATAGTTTTCTTGATGAATATTGCCCTGAGCTGAAAATTGTAATTATTGGTAGGGTTTCATAGTACAAGCACATACCATCAGAGCCAAATTTTTCTGTCCCTTTATCAATAACCAATATCTCTTTATCCTCAACCAATTGCCGCCAAGAATTATAATAGTCATCATTATTTTTTATTTTCTTCTGAGACGAATGGAATCCAAAATAATCAATGATTGTTTTGGCATCACTCTCCGCATTGTTGATATCACCAGATAACCTTAGGTCAAATTTCTCTAACTCTTCATCCATGGCCTCTTTAACAGAAATGTAGCTCTGCCGAACCTGAGAGAACTCTTCAATTAAGGCTCGATATCGATATTCATTTTCAGAAATATCCTCTTGATTTCTATGTTCGATAACTTGAGGGCTATCTCTTTGAAAAATAAAGTGATCAGTAGTTAGGTAAACTGTAGGTACAAACAGTACTTTCGCTATTTTTTCTAACTGACTCAATCTTAATACATTTTCCCCATTTAAGGCTTTGTGTATCTTAGATTCGGCAATTTTTGTCAGGCGAGTCAAATCATCAGCAGATAAGCTCATATCTGCCATATAGCGCTTTAGCGCTTGATTTGAATGTCTAACTAATTGTAGTTTCATGTTTAAATAAAAAATCGTCCAATTGTTTGTGGTTTAAAGTTCACATGATGGCCATCTATGCACTTTACCATTTGAGGTAATCTAACATTTTTGTAATTTTGTTCAATAGCCACATAATATGAATTTTACGATGGACTACCATTATGACAGAGCAAACAAAAGACTTCACCCGTCCTCAATATTCAGATCCTATCATAGATATGTCTGAATACTTTATCGAGAACCCTCAGTACAGGGTGATCAAGTACATTCCTATTAAGGACGGGATTCGTTGCTGGTACATCACTGTTAGCTAGGTGTTTTTAACCGAGCTTTCCATAAATTTATTGTCGAGCGCAAATATGCACTCAACAAAAAGTCCCTTATCCAGATCACATCCATAAACATTAAGGTAAGCATTGATATCATGCAGGCTCAAACTTTTAGGCGTAACCGAATGTGCTGTGCAGATATAGTCACGCCCCCGACTGATCAAAGAAAAAGCCTCATTGATGTATTGACCAATGAAGCTCTTTTCAGGAAGTTTGAGAGTTGAAAGACCTAGCCGTTTGTAGATTTGGCTCGTTTTTTCTTGGTCCCACTTGTGGTTTCGGTACTCGTAGTGCTCAAGGGCTTTCCCACTGCATCTTCAACCTCACTGGCACGCTCTTTCTCAAGCTGAAAGGCTTTGGCCACAATGAATGACACTATTGGGTTGCTTTCAGTTGAGCTTGTACAGATCAGCTCAGCGTTCTTTTGAGTGTATTCAAGTGGCTTACCCTGTTCCACCTCAATGCCTGTCCATCCAAGCAACAAATGTGATACTGCCCGATTAAAGCCAAGACCTGATTGCTGCGCTGTCTCATCTGTTACTTCACGATAGCCCCGCAGCTCTTGCTCAGCCTGCAAATTGTTCAATTCAAGGCTACGGTTAAATGATGGTTTACCAGAGCTAGCAATGAGTAGCTTTACATCATCTTTATACTCGAACCACTTCTGACCAAATTCCGCTTTTGGTTGCTCTTTGATTTCGATTAGCATTATGAACCTCCGCCCACTGCAACAGGCATACGTGTAAGGGTTGGTGCCACGTCTGCCACGGTATAAGCAAACTGTGAAGTGGTAATCTCAGAGTTTCCTGAGCTCGGCAATGGCGCTGTGACCTGAACCTTAGGTAAGGCCAACACATATTTATTACCATCACTGTCCGTCATTGGAATTGAGAGTGCAATTGGTATATTGAGGAACTGCTTTTCATGGAGCAACGATGTGTTTTGTGACCATGCCACGGTAAAGTTACCAGTGCCTCCAGCAACCATCTCAAGAATTGCGCCAATGCTCAAACCTTTACCCAAACAGCGTTGAACCTGCATTGAGTTATCCCAAGTAAAGTCGAACTGTGTAATACACGCACCGGCGATCACGGCGCCATCAATCAAAATGTCACCAATCGATACACTGGACATCAAAGGATTCGACATTGCAGCGGTAATGGTACCAGCTGGTGCAGCGGTCGCTTTAGCGCGGCCCATTCCCATGAAACTAAATGTTGCCGTGATCAAACCATTCTCAGGAACAGTCAGCTTGAACTGATTCGCATGCAGTCCAGAAAAGGTGTGATAGTCATTGTTATCTGTGAAGCCACGTAATACAGATAAAGTTTTGCGCGTCGTACCACCAAACGTCAGTACATTGGCGGTCCATGGATTGAAAGCAACACACTCAAGTAAAGTATCGTAAGCACCGAATTGGAATTCGGTTTCAATGTCCCCTGCATAATCCACCCCAGTGATGTATTGGCCAGATGCGATTCGACTGTCTTTGATCGTATTCGACGCTGTTTTGTTGGCATTCGCATTAATTGAACAACTCGTGAAAGGTAGAGTTGTACGTGCAAATGGACTTGGTATTGTTCCTACAGTTGCTTCGGGTGCGAACTGTACAAGCTGTTTGGTACCTGAACCCATTGGTTTCTCCTTGATTTAGGCATAAAAAAACCACCAATGAGGTGGTCTTTATAACGAATAAAAAAGGACGCAATTCGCGCCCTCTAATACAATCTCTTAAGTTTATTCAATTTCGAGAAAGTGCTTTTCAGGCACCATTTTGATTTTAATTCCCTGATAATACCGAATCATTGGGTCTTTGCTATCTTTAGTTAATTTGTCTTGAAATTTTTCATTTTCCATTAAAGCTGCATAATTTTTATAGCCGATAATGAGTTTTTTAGGTTCATTTCCCTTGCTTTTAAACTCATCAATCAACTTGTTAAGCTCTTTTAGCCTCATCTTTAAATCCCCACAATGTAGATGTAATCAAAATGTAGCAATTTAATATTACAGCTTGATTGTAAAAAAATTAATTAATTCGATACCCGATCATAATATTGTATTGAATAAAGTCTGTATCTCGACCTGAGTAGACACTTTGACCCTCTAAGCACTCCAGATGCTGAAATGATAAATACTCAAAATGAGCAAGTAACTTATCACTCAATTCTGTTATCGCCTTTTCACCTGTGTTTGGCCGTGCAAAACACTGGATCACGATATTGCCCGTGCGGCGTGTATTCGGCTGATCAGACAAGCCAGCGATAAAGCTCTGTCCACCGATAATACTCAACCGGCACCACAATCCAGTATCAGGTACCTTAAAATCGGGCGCATTTGGATAATGGATCCGCTCTTGTGCAATACCATTAAAACTCTGCATTCGCCCCACAATGGCCTGCCGAGCTTGTTCAAGTGTCATGGCCATCTTAACCACCGTATTTCTGGGTAATGTATGTAAATGTCGTTCGGTAGATGCCCTGCGGTGCTTGATCAGACCAGCCATTTTCCAAGCGATAGGCGTAAGGCAATGAGTTCGAGATAAAGACTGTCTGAAATGGCTTTAATGCGATTAGGTTTTGCAGTCCTTTTGAGATTGTGCCTGCTCCGCTCGTATCCTTTTCACTTGAATTCGCTGTAGCGTCCACAGATCCAATTGATACTCGATGATTACCACGGAATGCGCCAGTATCCACTGGACTGGCCAACACCACACCTTGAAGCGTGTCAGCCACGATCTTTTTTTGGGTTTGAGTTAGGTCTTGTTCGATGACTCGAATAAATTCAGTCGGTTTGTTTTTCCAGCCCATTGTTTATCTCGCTTTCTTCAAACGCATAGAATAGGTCTTGAGCAATCCGCTGAACAGAATATGCTTCAAACTCCTTACTCGGTTCGTCTTCACCCATTACTGTTCGCAGTCTTTGCCAAATGTGAACAGCTTCATGCAGCAATAATCCATGTATTTGATGAATTGATCTGTTGTCACACTCACCAAGTTGAACAATTGCAAACTGATTATTGTTGTAAAAACCAACACAGCAATCACCATGTGTATCCATGAATTTTTCGGTATCTTTTACATCGTCGAATAGCAAATCGAATTGATCTTGGTTGCGAACAAGTGTGTATTGCATATGCTGAAAAGGTGTTGATTCCCACTCAGGAACATAGTCGTCGTTAATCATCAAACCTTCCTCAACTGGCATTTCCAGATAGTAGCTGCTGGATCCTGCTTAATGTGCATCACTCGGTATTTACCTTGTGCCGTGGACCATTCATCATCAATCTTAGGCGGCATACTCACTTCATTTTGCAGTACAGTGGCCTTTTTATCGGTTGCCAGTACACCGAGCGTCAAAATCTCATACTGGCTATATGAACCAAACAGGACGCCACGGCCTGTATAAGACTCTTTGGTTTCCAAGTAAGTTTCTGTTTTCGGATCCCAGTTAGATTTGATGATACGTTCACAAGTGAATGAGTGGACGGCGTCAGCAAGTTTTTTATCGAAAGCTTTGCCAACTTTGGCTTGGATTTTATTTCTGATCATCCTCGGTATACTCCGAATGAGAAGCCCTTGCCTTTTAAATCCAAAGAGTTGATGAATGCCTTAGCAATTTGCTCAAATTTTGAGATTTCTCGACTACCCTCGGCAAATGTTTCTTCAACCTCTACAGAATCAGCTTTTACCTTCTCTTTGGTTGTCAGTCTCTCGGTACCAACATAAATCACATTGGCAATCAGGCCTTTTATAATTTCACACGCTGCATCTTTTAGCAGAGGATCAATAACCTCAGGCTCACGACCAATCTCATTTTTCATCCAAGTATTGGCCAATAGAACAAGTCGAGCTTTGTCATTGTCTTCGGCAAAATCATGGCCAAGAATTGATTCGGCCTCAGCTACATTGATAAAGCTCATAGATTTATTCCTTTTGTGATCCAACATCCACAGCTTTAGCAGCCTTGGCTTCCGCAGCAGTCAGCTTCTTAACTTTGGATTCAAGTTCACCTACTGTTTTTTCAAGTGATTGAACTTTAGTTACTGCATCATCACGCTCAGTAGTGGTCTGATTGAGAGAATCGTTTGCAAGTAATAGTTGCTCTTTTAAACGTGAATTTTCAGATACTAACTCTGAGTTTTCACGATGCACAACATGCAGCGCTTCAACCTGACGTTTAAGGCTGTCATTATCCGTACCCAACTTTTCACACTCAGCCTTTGCATCATCAATAGCTTTTTGTAGCTCTGGCGCAACTTCAGTGTTGATATTCACAGTAATGGTGTCGGCTTTGGCCTTATAGTGCTCTGGTACTTTGCCACCGTATTCATCAGCCGTTTCAATGAAATCACTTTCTTTTACTGCAGATGCATTACGTAAGATCCATCCTTCACTTTGCAGCTTTTCAACATTCTCTGCTGAAAAGTCATTAGTGAAGTAAATCTTCTTAGTTTTGGTTTTCATGCTTTGCTCCAAATGAAAAGCCCCTTGCGGGGCCTCCAATTATTTTGTTTTGATCAAGACACCAGCAGTATCTTTAAGACTTGATGCGATCAAATCCCAATTGCTTGGCGTTGCAATTGCTGCATCGTTTGGAGATTTACCACCGTTGGCAGTATCCCAGGCATAACCTTTCACACCTGCACCATATGACCATTCAGCTTGATAAGTGTATTTCAGATTTTCACTACCCGTGGTTGGAACCAGTTCGGCATTGAAATCCTGATTGTCATTGATAGCAATTGCACCTTCAACCAATCCAAGTGAGTTATAGACTGTCGTAGCAGGATCACCAGAAGTTGCGGAAAGTGCTGGAGAATCAGTCACCACAAATACTCGTCCAAATGGATCACGCACAACGTTCACACCGTCATACATGAATAAGCGCTCACTATTGGCGAGAGCGTTATCAAAGAGATTGTGCATCGTAGTCGAGTGAACTACCCAGGCACGTAATGCTCCTGAACGGTCTCCCATTCGTGCAGCACCTTTATTCAACAAGCGAAAAGATGCATCTGCTGTGGCGCTACCTTCAATCAAAGAACTCTGCCCACTGATAGCAGCAACACCGGCAGTAATCCCGGCATTTAGCATATCTGCAATCTTGGCCTTGCCCAACTGCTCGCCAATGGTTAACGCAGCCAATTCAGGATTCTGTAAAACCCATGTGTACTGTTGCTTTTCGTATTCGATAGGCGGTGTACCTGCTGCAACCTTTACTGCAACATCGAGCAATTGCTCGAGTCGTTTAGCTGCAACTGTTCCAGTTCCATAAGCATTACGACGGCGTACGATGCCGTTAATCGCCTTGAATGATGCTTTCATATTGAAATCACCACTAAACGGCTGATTGATCAAAATAATTGAACCTTGTGAGGCTTCATTGAACTTCGCAATGTCCTGAGCAACCGTTTCGGTCATTGCAATGTATGTTTGCTTGTTAAATACCTGTAAATCAAAAGGCATGAGTTTGAACTCCTAAATTATTGAGTACCTGCTTGTTTCAAGTAGGCAATTTTTTCTTCCTCGGTCTTGCATTCCGCGAGTGACTTTTTGGCACCACCGCCTTGCCCACCGCCCTGAAATCCCCCACCACCAGCTTGAGAACCTTTTAAAATTGAATCTTTATATTGATATCCACCAATCAAAGTTTCTAAAGCTTCGTCAAAGTCAGCGACTTCACCAGGACGTGCACGAGAAAAGATTTTTTGACCATCTGCACCCACTGCCACGACCTTGCCATCTTCGATCTTGAAGTTTTTACCGAACTGGGCCTGAATCATGTCTGCAGGAACAGAAACGTTTTCTTGAATAAACTTAGAACGAGCAAATCCACCGCCGATAAGTTCGTTGTGCAATTGTGTTTGATATGCATCACGTTCCTGAACGATCGGCGCATACTTTTCTTCAACTGCCTTGATCGCCTCAGCCTTCACTTTTTCAACTTCACCGGCATCCACCAGTTTTTTGTCATCAAAGTTTTTTAAAGTTTCAATTGCTTTTTTGGCTGCCGCTGGATCTTCAATACCTTCAAACGCTTTGAGAGATGATTCTGCTTTTTCATAGCGCTCGCGGTTTGTCTTTGATTCCCCATTTAGACGGGCAATTGTTGCCACTGTCTGGGGTGCATCGTGTCCAACTTCTTTGCCGTCTTCATGAACATAGATCGGTTGACCTTGATCATTCACTTCGGCATAAGTCTTACCTTCAACGGTTACTGTTTTAAGTTTCATAAGTCATCCGACCCTATCTTTGAAATGAGCATCCGCCCGTTGCGCCTTATTCATCCGAATTACAGGCAATAAAAAAGCACCTTGAGAGGTGCTAAATAAATTTTTGGTTTTAATTGCTGGTTTTTAAATATTCGCCAGTACACGTTTGGAACGCTATAAACCATATCTTCAACCAATGGTTTGCTGTATCACGCATTAAAATTGCATCAGCTCTACCAGTATCAAATTGAGGCTTTAACTCATATTGCATGATAAAAATATTAAACTTAAGAACTTGGTGATGGTCTTCCAGATTCGTACTTTCAAGCTTTTCTAATATTTCCTGCTCAAATAACCATACAGTGCGTTTTAATCCTTTTTCTTTTGGCTCAGACTTATTCACAATCCCAACTCCTTAAACGTTTGCTGATCCATTTGCCTCAACTCAGCAATGGTAAACTTGGTACCAATGAGTGGATCTACAAACTTATCAATCGTAAATCCACCGGATTTATAGAGTTCATACCGTGTTTTGCCCAGCATGTTGAGCTGAAAAGTTTTATCTTGGCGAGCAAACCACTTTGCATATGTTTCATTGGCATTTACCTGACCAATTTTTCCAGATCGCTCATCTTTCGGTATGTTTCGCACTGGCCTGCCATCCGCTACAAACGGACGTAAACCAGATAATGATCCCGTCTCATCACAACCCACCTGCACAGTTCGGCAACGGCGGTGATACGGCGGTTTCTTCTGAGTACCATCAGCTTTTTGGATCCGCCCATCTATTGATGCACAATAAAGGCTCGTACAGCCGTCCAGTGTCGCAACATCGCGTACGTAATCAAATCCTAGTGCCTTCCATGTATCAGAATAAACTACTGAACTGACATGAGCTCTGGCCGTTCTGACTTCTGCATCAATGTGATTTCTAGACTCATTCAGCAATCCATCGGCATACTTCAAACGCTTAGTGCCTTTGATACGCTGGATAATCTGCTGATTGGTCTGTCCATTTGAAATGCCATCCCGAACTACATACTCGATCTTCTTACGCAAGTTTTGTGCAATGTTTGGAAAGATTTGATCTACAAGCTGCCCACCAGCATAAGGTTTTCTTTTGACTTGCTTATATAAACTTTCCCCATCGATGGCAGGTACTTTTTTATCAGCAATACGGTAGATATAAGCTGCCTCGTATGCAGTCAATGCGACACTGGAAGCTGTCATGATTTCAGGCAACTGAACTGAAATGCTTTGCTGCAAATCATTGATCGATACCTGAATCTGCTTCAAAGTTGGCGTGGTATATCGGCCACTCATAAGAATAGCCAGCTCAGCATCTTCCAGATCATTCATCTGCTGTAAAAGTTGGCCTAAGGCCTCACTAGTGACTGAATCAAATCGAACCAGGATCTCATTTACTGCTGATGATGATAACCGCTGAAGATATGCATTATGTTGAGTAAGTAAATCAATAAGTGCCTGCTGAATTTCATCTTCATTCATTACCACCACCAGAATTTGGATTGTAGTTACCTAACGGATTACTCATACGCTGCTGATCAATCTGTTTCTGAATCTCGTCCCACTTTTCCTCAGTAAACATGCCAGTCTGTTCGTACTTGTACCAAACTGCCCATGGTAGATAATCACCGACACAGGCTTCATAAAGACGTTTAGCACGCTCTTCACTGAATTTTGGTTTGTTAAAATCCTGAGAGATGACATAGCTCAACTCTTCTGAACCCAATTCATGATCAGGCAAAGCAAACTTGGCACACCAACGTAATGCCATGGTCAGGACTTCACTGATATTCGATACAGCAAGCGATACAACAGAGTGCTGAATCGAATCCTCATTGTCCGACTGGGTTGCAGTCTTGTTTGCAGATCCAACCTCAATGAGTCGAGCGCCCATTTCCTTCATCTGCTCCCACTTATCCGTCATCAACTGTTTAGCCAAGTTGTTATCCTCTGCCTGTACAATTTCAACTTTGGTCGGAAAGCCGTTACGAGATCCAATCGAGAGTTTGTCTTTTTTGATGATTTCATACTGCTCATGACTGACATCAGGTAGACAAACTGTAGGCTGGCCAACAATAAATCCAGACTCTTCTACATCCGCAGAGTTCCGATAATGTGCCAGGTTCAAATCAGCAAGCTCTAACAATGGCGCATTATCAATATCATCTGAGTTATCGACGGCACCACAAAATGAAAAAGGGATATAGGACCATGTAGCTCCATGGTAATCAGTAGGCGTGTATTTAATGCCCTCAGCCCAATTGCCATCATCATCACTGGTATAGATTTGTACGGTGTAAAAGAGATTACCTGTCTCTGCACCTTCTAAGCGTAATACGCGATACTGCTCCTTGCTTTGACGCGTAAAACCGTCAGGTCCACGTGTAGATACCATTTCAAGAATTTTGACAAAACTGAGCTTCTTCTGGTTCCCAACGATGATGTAATCCCAATCGATAACACTTTTTGCATTCAGTGTGTGGATCATTGGAAATGCATTTTTTCGCTTATCTTCTTCCCGGTTACGACTTGGAGCCACATTCGGGTAATCGACATACACGGCGCAGCGGTAATGCTTCATGACCAGTCGTAGCATTCTTTGCGAACATTGAAAGATTGAACGTCCCGCTCCATCGGCATTGCGCTCCATGTATTCAAGTGCTTCTGGTCGCTTGAACTCAGGTAGTTTATTGAATGCTGAACCAATATAACTATTCAGTGTTCGACCTGTTACACCATAGAACACCGCTCGACCAAGATAATCTTTATATCGATCTGTATCACCATCACCAAAAGTTTCTGGTACTGGCAGATAAGTTTTAGCTTTCGCTTTAATTGCTTTTTGGCCTTTACAGACATCATCCAACTTAATCCAAAGTTCGATGTTTTCATCATAATCAGGATGCCGTGTTGTTACTGTCATGTTCTTCTTCCAAAAATTGGGATATCAATGTGCGTCACTGGCTTGATAATTGGAAATCTTTTTGCCAAAGGATAACCGCCAGCATCCCCGACGTGGTCAAGTCCGGATTTCTTATCCGGCATACCAAAATCATCGTAAATTTGCTGCTCGAGTGTTTCCGTGAAGCGCGGGCATTTATTCGTATTTACCTTGAGTGTTCTCTCACCGTCGCCATTCAATATCAAAGCATTAACGGCGTTGATACGATCTTTAATGGCAGGATTGGTACCATCTACTTCAACACGAAAACCCTTAGATCTTAAAATAGCGTGATCTGACTCACTGGCTGCTTTTGATGAGGTCGCTTGTCCTGCTGCATCAGGTATCACCGTCATATTGTGCAGAGGAAATCTTTCAATTAGCAGTGTTGCCATGGTTGGTGTATCTCGTACCCCGACCATCTCATCAAGTGCCAATGGCTTACCCTCACGAATCACATAGACCACTGCAGCCATTTTCAAAACGTTAAAATCCATCCCAATGATCAAAGGTTCATTAGGTTGAATTTCTTCATCGGTGTGATTTAGCTTTCGATCAAAGTCTGGATAAACAGCACCACTGGTTAAATTGACAAACTGACCTTTCAAGTAAGCTGAGATCAATTGCGGCGGATAAGACTCAAACAACGATGAAATATAGTCATCTGGCAGATTGGCTTCATTGTCGTATGTGGAAGCCTGAATCATTCCATACAGTGCGCGCTTAACAGGTGTTAAGTTTGCTTCTTTAACAAACTGCTGATGCGTAAATTTAAACCCCTCAGGGGTTGTAGCAACGTCAATACCATTCAGTAATCCAGCTTGCTTGTAGCGCATACGTGCAATGATCTTACGCCATGCTTGTTGCGCCTTAAGTGTCGGCATGACATCCAGTTCATCAATCAATGCATGGCCAATTTTAAAACCTACAATCGTTTGAGGCTTTTCCATTGATCGACAAATGATTGTGCTTCGATATTGCCGGCCATAATAAATATCAACTTCCTTATTAGACTCATAGATTTTGGTCTTAAGCCCCCAGTCGAAAGCCACCTCGTCAATCGTTGGAAAAAAGATATCTCGAATCTGCGGGTAAGTCGGTGCGAAGTAGCCCAAAGGTACTTTTGGAAACTCCCATGACTTATCACACAGGCTTGAACAACCTACCCAGGTCTTTCCTGATCCAAACCCAGCAACGAAAGCACGAAACTTATTTTTTAGTTGTAAAAATTCAGCCTGAGGTACATTCAGCGTCGGATTGATGTTGGGCATCTTTTTTACTCGCATCTACGACTTGAATAGTGACTTTCACTGGTGTTGGATCGTCTGCGCCCTCACCGTCTCCATTCTTGATCTTGTCAATTTCGAGCTGTTTAAGTTGCTCATCTAATAACTGGATTTCATAACCATGCATTTCATCTTTGATCTGCTTGATAATCCCTTGCTTTTTAACTTTGTTGTTCTTCCAGTCAACATACATCTTTTGCAGTTCATTCAGTCGGACTGCTTTGTTTGCTAAGGGGATGTCATAAATGTTGGATTTGAAGTTCTTTCGTGTTGTATGAAATAGGTCTTTCAGTTTCTTGCTCATTCCCCTACATGTAGCTTTAGTTGGATCATAAGAGGCGACCTGTTGACGCTCAATTTCAATACCAAATTCTTCTCTTACAGCATCTACAACTTGTTGAGGGGTATCAAAGCAAGCAAGAGACTGAACTATAAAAATTTTTACAGGCTCTTTAAGTGTTGCCATAATTGCCCCTTTGTAAGACTACGTAAGGGTAAGTAGTCAAAAAAAAGAGCCCGAAGGCTCTACTTAATCAAACACGTCCCACAGCACGCAGCTATATTTTTTTCAGATACAAACGGCGCCTGCTTCGCGACTTCAACCAGACGCTTCACACTCTCACTCGCGCCCCAACGTTTGACTACGCCTACGAACTCTTCAACGTCATGACCTGTCAAATAATGTTTAGGCAATCCCGTCATGTCGCTATAAAGCGGCTCACCATCTTCGTCACGTTCCACGCCGATGTGGTACAACTCATGTTCGATTAGAGCACAAAACTCTCGATCACTTGCTTGTTCACAAAAGCTTGCATCGATCGTAATAAGGTAAACAGGCACAAATCCAAACCAATCACGCATCTGTTGTTCTTGTCGAGATTTTTTCCAACCACCCTGATTGAACATCACCTTTTCACATTGACCTAAAACCATACGTTTTTTAGCTACGGCGGCAGATGATGCCCATGCAAATGCAAGAAAGGTTTCATCATCATGAAGTAGTTCAGCGATATGATCATGATCCGGGTTATGCAACTCACCGCCCAGCGTTAAGAAATTTGTTGTTACCCATTCTTTTAATTCTGGTGCCGCAATGATACGAATGGCTTCCTCTTCTTCCGCTTGATCGATAAAGTCAGTCTGGGGAAATGGTCTGATCTGGTCCATCTTCTAGTCTCGCTAATTCGCTTTTAATCCAGTCGATCGCAAAGCCAGACTCAATTTGACATGGCTCAAAGCGGACAAACCTGAATCCAACATCTACAGCCAAGTCATGCTTGTTTAATGAATTGGCAATCTTTTTACCACCACGACCAACGGCCCATGAGCTGCCTGCGATTTCGATAAGAAGATTCAACCGCACAATATAAAAATCGAAGCGCCAATTTTTTGTAGATTCGAACTTAAACTTACGGCGATATCCGATCAGATTTTCTTCTAATTCTTCAAACAGAGTTTCTTCAGCTTCAAGATAATTCTGTTTAGCCTTAGGCAGCGGTCTGGTTCTTGGCTTAGGCTTATACGGCTTTTTGTTTGTAGTTCGCTTATATGCATCAACGTCCATAGCGCTTTATGTTCTGTTTGATTGTCTCAATGTTCCCATCGATCTGCCGAAGACGCTTATCACACTCAAACTTAAACGCGATCGGCGCATTCAAATGATTCAGGCTTTCGATTTTCTCTTTATCTTCATGCAGCTTTTTTAAGTTCTTTTTCGCTTCGAGAATATCCATAAGCACCCCGTCATCAAAATAAAGAAAGAAAAAACCCCGCCAATAATCGATATTTAGCAGGGCCTTTATGTGCCGTAATCCGTTCGGCGAATTGACTCGCAAAGCGTCCTAAGCGAGTGGGGATAAGACATAAAAAAAGCCCGCATATGCGAGCTTTTAATATCTATTTGGCGGTTGCTTTACAATTCGCCCATTTTAGAAATACTTATACTTAGGTGTATACCCAAGTGTCAAGCAGAAAATTCTTTTTCTGCCGGCATTTCAAATCTAAATGCCCTGCAGAGTTTTGATCGGATTTCATTTTCCCATTCAGCAACTATCGATTCACCTAATCTTTCATACTTCTGGTAGCTTTTGATATACGCAGTTTTGGTCGCATCAATACGCGCTATTTTCATTTTCTCATTCAATGTGTATGGGCGCTTTCCAGTTCCATTGCACTTATCACAAAATTTTGAACCATTTGGATTTCCTTTGGCATCGTAGATCTCAAGTTTCCCTAAACCCTGACATGCATTACACATAGCTTTAACCAACACATGTTCACGCAAAACAATCTCAGCAATACCTTTTGCAGTATTTGATAGGTCGCCCTGTGCATTTGTTGGTGAGAAATTATTCTTAATCATTTCCTTATGAATCTTGGATGCTAATTTATTTCGTACGCGAAAAAAGTCACCCGATTTAATAGGACCCTGTACGAACTCAACTTTGCCCGGTATGTCTGCAATTCTGCGTTGCGTCTGGAAGCCGAAATCGTAACGACTGTAAAAAGTTTCAGTCTGCTTTTGTGCTGGTGTTATGATTGCGATGCGTTCAAAGTTTACATCCTCAACAAGCAACGCAGCCCATAATTTTGCTGCTGGAGACATCAACGCAATTTCCCCTAAAACTATGTCCTTGGATATCTTTTTCCCCTCGGCTTTTCCTTGAGCAATAGCAAGGCGCAAAAACTCTAAAAAATCAAACTTCTCAATTAACATATATGCACCTGCTATTTAAATAATTTACATGTGTGCTGAGTGCCATTTACCCAGTACACATCCTGATTTTTACAAACTTGGATCGTGTTCCATGTATTTACAGCCAGAGCTAATGCAGCAAACAGGACAAATCCAAGAATCCATAGCCAGTCATTATTTTGTTTTCTCACCCGAATAACTCCTCAATCTGCTTAATCGCCAAACCGCTTTTCACTTGCTGTGTACTGAACCGTAAAACTTTAAAACCTAGAACCGCTGCCGCGTTGTATTTTTCCATATCTGCTATGAAGCCCTTGCCCCTTGTATGCCGTCCGTTACTCCAAATCCCACCTTCCACCTCAATCAAAATATTCGTCCCAGTTATCAAGAAATCAGCCCGCCAATTGCGCTCTGCATGAAACTTGTATTCCTGCTCAAACCCAATTTTTAGTGCCCTTAAATCTCTTGCCAGCGTTACCTCACCTTCGCTTTGTACCCTTTGGCCTTTGACTGAACGGCGCTTTTTCCCCTTCTTAATTGGAAATTTAGTGCGGTATTCAGCGAGGCTTATTGATGTCACTTAGACTCACCTCGTTTGATCAAAGTAAAGCAGCCATAATTTCCAACAAACTTTTGCCCACTGTCATCAACTGCAGCCACCACTAGATTTTTAATGTGTGTCACTGTCAGTGTGCTTGTTGGTTGCTTCCAGTATTCAACGTCATGCTGGACTTTATCGCCAACTAAATAGGGGTTACTCATTACTCACCCCCTTGCTCTTCTATCTGAACATCCCCCAGAAAGCACATAAACGGCCGACCATCATCTAAGCGCCCGAATACTCGACCATCTTCAATACGATCGACAACACCAGAACCTGTAAAGCGTTTGCCTGAATAGATCGTTTTTGATTCGCTTATGAAATCAACCTTGACTCTTGAACCAACTTTTAAGTTTTTCATCGTGTGCCACCCATCATGCTTTTACCCGTTAAATCAATTGATGCTTGATTGAAAGCCGCTACAACCGACATGCCTTTTGACTGGTATTGCTGTGCAAGTTTTTTCAATGAAGTAAGCTTTTCTTGATCCAGATTTTTGTTTTCAGCCTGATAAGGCATGTGAAAGGTTTTAACCGGGATAGCAACCGGAGCGACATAGGTTTCCTGTCTAACTCCCTGCAACTGGGCACGTGTCAATCTTTCTTCATACAGATTCATAAATTGACTTTTGGCCTCTCGCATGTTGCCATCCAACACGATGTGATAAACCTCATCCCAACATTGTTTAGCCATCACTGTGATTTTATGGTTTGAGTCTTTTGACCATTCGCAAACGTGGTACCAAGCTTCAATCGCTGTCCATGTGCCAGATACGCACCAAGACTTAAATTCTTGGATGGTCGGCATGAACTTAGATTGACCTGAGAGGAGGCGCGCAATTCCTTTGTTAAATCCATCCTGATCCACACCTGCTAAAGTTGCCCGTATAATTCCCTCAACCAACTCCATTGGCTTATCAGTGAAGTGTTTAGCAAATTGCTGTGCGTACATGGTTTGCAGTGTCAAAATCAATTGTTTTTCAAAAGGCATGGTTTCTGCCTGGGCAATCTCACGCATGACCTACCCCCTCAATCCAATTCAGCTTTTTTGGTGTGACATCAATCGGTTCTTCAAACCAGTCTTTGGGTTCTTGTGGCTGGTTGAAGTTGGCCCAGTAATTTGCGTTTAGGCTTTGTGGTTGAGTAGCTTGATTTTGTTTATTCACTGAGGTGTTATTGCATTGCTGATCTTTCAGGTACCAATCTGCTTTAAACCCCTGATAGCCCTTTTTAGCTGACCACTCAACAGCAACAGGGATGGTTATGCCAGCCCTACTTGCTTGCTCGGACAGGTTTTCAAGAATTGAATCTGTAAGCTGCGCTCCTTTTCGTGCCACCATCCAGTCGTGTGCATATTTTTCTTCACAACCAAGTTCAATCAGACGATTGATACCTGCCTGTTTTTTAGTAACTCGTTTCGCCTTAGGTTGATCAGTTGGCGGATTCTCTGAATCGCCTAATGATGGATATACAGAGGGATATTGATGGATATGAGGGATAGTGTGAACCTCGCTCACTGGTTTTTGCGCCAAGTTCACTGGTTTTTCCGTGAGGTTCACTGGTGGTGGTGAACCTAGTTCACTAGTGAAGCTGGTACACTGGTGAACCTCGCTCACTGGTTTTGTATCTTTTTTAGGCTGATATTTCACATCCGAATTAAAGTTTTCAGGTGTGACGATGTATTGATTTTGACGACCATTGCCGCCAATCACCTGCAAAATTCCACACTCTTTTAGGTATGCAATACACACAGCTATCGTTTTATTGCTGTATCCCGTTTCCTCCATGAGGCGCGATCTAGGTGCATACCAACTTGTATTCCCATCATCATCTGCAATGTCAGAAATGACCCATAAAAGCATTTTTGGAGTGCTATCGATTGGCAGTTTTCGTATTTCATTAACAATCTTATTGCTCATGCGATTTCACCCCCAAACTGATCAATCCACGCTTTTCCAACTGGCGAATTATCCGTGGTGGATAGTATTCGCCCGCAATCTTGTAGCGTGTTCTTGATTTTTCGATAACCTGAATTAATGGAAAACCCTCCTCCATCAAACGGCGTACTGTTATTGCAGCCCCCCCCATTTGAGTTGATTGCTCAAGCACAGCAAATTTTTCCTGTGCTTCGATGCATGCATTCATAACTGAAAGCGGCATAGCAGCAAGCTCAATGGCTGTATATATACGCACGGGGGTTAATAGTGGGATTTGATATTCTTTAGGTACTTTGGATTGAGATGCTTGTTTTGTCATGCAGCTACTCCCATCACTTTGGATATTCTCTGACCTATCCAACGCATCACTGGTACAGCCATTGAATTACCCAAAGCTGAATATCTTGGTGTATCAGATGCGCCAGGTATATTTGTGTAATTATCTGGAAATCCTTGGAGTCGTTCGCATTCAAGAGGTGTTAATCGTCTAACTTTATTTGCTTGAATTGCACAATTTCCATTTGCAATTTGATCAGCATCAACACCACGATCACCAAAGCCCTTGGTTAAAGTCGCTGCTGTATCGGTTGTGGTTAGTAGTAGCGGTTTTGTTTCCAAATCAGCACCACCTGATCCATATGATTTGGTAATTGTATTAATTGTCGTGGCATTCAATTTAGTTGCTGAACACGCATATATAGCGTTTTCTCGACCTCTGTTTCTTCCTAAACAATGCGCCAGGTCATCATTAACTATCGGGTCTTGAGTGCCATGCACGACAAAATTTGCAGTTTCTGGATCTTGATTTAATCCGCCTGCGCCACGTCTTGTAAGGCATTTAGCAACAATGGTGGAATTGTCTTTTTTCTCGCGGCCGCTCTGCGTAGGATTCCCGCGCATGCTTTCTGGCTCAAGAAGTATCGGTGATCGATCCCACCAGTTTCCAAAATCGATGAGAGCAAACACACGCTTGCGTCGCTGCGCCACACCGAACCATTGCGCGTCCAATACTGCCCACTCGAGCAATCCATAGTACCCCACCGCTGCGCCTTCGCTTCCCCAGCCGTTTTTGGGTGTACTAATGTTTCGGCATCCTGCCATTTGCTCAACCACTGCTGCAAAGTCGGCACCTTCGTTTGAGCTAAAGGCTCCCGGTACGTTTTCCCAAAGTGCAAATCGACATTGGCAGAATTGTTTAGCCCATCGAATAATTCTAATTGCTGCAAAGAATAAGCCGCTACGTTCACCATCTAACCCCTTTCTTTTTCCTGCGACTGATAGATCTTGGCAAGGAGAGCCAAATACAACTAAATCAATTCGTCCTAATGCCTTGATTTGTTCTAACGTGATTTGTGTGACATCACCTAAATTGGGAACATTGGGATAGTAGTGGGCCAACAAGGCGCATGGAAATTTTTCAATCTCTGATACAGCAACGCATGTCCAACCTAAAGGTTTCCATGCAACCGTTGCAGCTTCAATTCCTGAGAATAAGGATAGATATTTCATACCCCACCCACCTTAGGCTTCACATACCCGCCAAAAGATTCAATTAAGCTTGCATTGATCAAACTTGTAACAATCTGACCTGCTAACCATTGCGTAATACGAAACTGGCGCGCCATGACTTCTGAAAAATCTACTTTCGTAATTGTGGCGTTATTCTCGTCATAACCTTTGCTGCGTAAGTTGTGCTGATTGCGCTCAAACAGTTTGTCTAATAAACGTAAAGCAGGTTCATGAAATGATTGAACCTGCTGGATCTGCTTAAAATCAGGTTGGCTTTGAAATTTAGAATTCATGAAACCTCCCCTAATGCCATTTCAGCATCTGTAAGACGGCGTTTTGCGTTGAGTTCTGCGACTGTGGCGTGGCGAATGTCGCTCTTATGAATCGGGCCGCAAAAACCAGAATTTATAATTCGCACCCTAAGAAGATCATTCGTATATTTATAATCAATAATTTCCAGCAACTCATCAGTGGTATTTGGAGGGTTTACAACCACCACATCACCCACTAAAAATTCCCGATTGTCTTCAAGTTGCTGATCTGTTAAATTATTCATGTTCATTACCTTTGTAAGTTTATGAATGCCAACCACTACTGTTCACGCAGATAGTGGTTTTTTAGTATCCGTATTCCTCTAAACGAGGCGCGATCGCTGTATGTTGAAAATCATTGATTTCCGAAGCTCTGTTCATGGATAGGCGAGCTAAGAAAAAAATTGAATCAATTAATTGTTTGTCATAGCATTGGTATTGCTCTGGTATAACCTTCAAACCAAGTTTGTCCAATAACATGCAAACTGTTTCAAGTTCAGTCAAGCCATTGTTTTTTCTGTCATTTTTAAATTTTGAAAGCCAAGGACCATCCTGCCCCAACTCCTCAGCAATTGTGCTATTTACAACAATGCCAAGTCTCTGCAAAACAAGAGAGTGAATGTTTCTAGCTCTTGCACTTGAATCGATTGATAATTTGCTCATGAAGTTACCTACGCCACTGACTGTTCTGGTTTTGCTTTCTCAAGCAGCCATTCGGCTGTGAACTTTCCACCACAGTTTTTTGCAAGTATTTGGGCATATTGAGTTTCACCTGTGTATTCTGTTCTAGGCAAAACCCCTCTCTTTTCCATTTTGCTCATAGCCATGTAAGAGCGGTTAAGTAAAGATGCTGCCTTGGATCGACCGCCGACAGCATCAAAAGCGTATTTAATGGGATTCAAGGTTTAATCTCCCTTTCTAATAAATTCCATTAAAATTAAATCATAGGTTTAATTTTATTACAATCTTTGATTGCTTCTATTTTTTTATTTTTTCAATAAAATTTAAACCAAAGGTTTGTTTTGTTAATGATTATGGAATCTATAGTTGAACGCATTCAGGCGGCTCTTGATCACGCCAATTTAAAATGGTCGGCAGCATCTCTTAAGATGGGCCTATCAGCTCAGGCTGCTACTAACTGGAAAAAAGGAAAAATTGGCAAGGATACTCTGAAAGAATTGGCCTCATTGACTGGGGTAAGTGCTGGTTGGTTGCTTGACGGATCAGGGGCAATGATTGATCCTTCTGATGATTCTGAAGATATTGAAGCTTACAGACCTGTTATGGCGTGGGAAGCACCAGAGGATCTAGATCCAAACTCATACATGATCATTCCCCATGTCGATGTTAAGTTTTCGGCTGGATATGGACGAATGGCAGAGTTTGAACCAGTGCCACAAAAAACTGGGTGCGCCCATCCGCTTGAGTGGTTTCACAAAAAAAGAGTTTCTCCTAAAAATCTTGTAGAAGTGGATTTGGATGGTGACAGTATGGAGCCAAGAATACCAAGTGGCAGTGTTGTTGTTATTGATAAATCTATTAATAGACTTGAACAAGTTCAAAATAGAAAAGTTTATGCAATTCGATATGGAGAAGATTTAAAAATCAAAAGGCTATCTCGTCGTTACGATGGGGCATTAATTATAGATAGCGATAATCCAAATTATGAAAGAGAGGTGGTAGAGCCTCAGGATCTGGAACACATTGGCATTATTGGAAAATATGTTTCCCACTCATACGATGGTGAAATTTAAGATCCATGATATAAACCCTTGAAAAAGGAAATTAAAATGATCGCAACATTAAATAAATCAAAAACTGCGCTAACTATCAACCGTCAAGAGTTCAAGATGGCACTAGCTAAAATTGGCGAAGGAATTGATAAGCAAATTGCTGGATTTAAGAAGGCAAAACAAAGCTATGACGCTGCGGAAATCGCACAGGAAGTTATTGGTGAGGCAAACATCTTTGAAGCAATCATTGAGGGTTTTAATGAAGCTGAAGGCACAAATTTAAAACTGGCCGACATAACAAATCTAGATGCGGCACAAGGTTGGGTAGATGAGTTTTTAGAAAAATATCCTGAGAAATAAATTTAAATTTTAATGGCTTAATAATAAAACTGTGAACCCGACACAGTCGTCAGAATGATCGGGTGGAGAAAATAATATGGCGACATATTCGATTACTTTTAATCCACAACAGGTTAAAAATGGTAATGATCTCGAGAAAGTCATTAAAGCTATCTCGCTTAATTTTATTAGAATTTTTGAATCTCAATACATTATCAGCTCAAACTTCTCAATAAATGAAATTGTAAACATGGTTTCAAGTTGCCTAACCGAAGGTTCGCCTATGTTTGTGAATCTGATTGACGCGCGATCATATCATTCACAATATCTGGATCCTGTTGTGAGTGACCAGCTGACTCAAGTATTGTCTTGATTTTTTTCAGTGTTTCAATGTCAGGTTCATAAACGATTGCTTGATCCAAAGCCTCTCTTTCTCTTTGGGTTAGGTTTCTTGATTCAAGCTCTTTTTTATGTTCGGCACTTATATACCAGCGACCAATATTTTTATCAGCCTTAATCTTATCTTCAAACGCCTTGTTGATTCTCTCTTGGGGAAGGTTAACCCTTAAATCATTTTCTAAAGTGGTTGAGCAATAATATCCGAAAGTGATTTTTGTACCTGCTGGAATAACACCCTGCTCTATTTTTTGATTTTCACCCATAACAAACTCCATCCAACCCACCCAGTGTGGGTTTTCTTTTGTCTATTAAATCTAAAATTTAAAAAAAATACAATCTTTGGTTTAATTATCTATTGCATCAAAATTAAATCTAAGGTTTAATATTTCTATCAAGACAGCAAAAAGCCCTGCCGACTCCACATCAAACAGGGCTTTCATTCACAACGCAAAACACTTGCGAGGACATTATGGAACAAAACACATTGAATCACAATAGACCAAGCTTTGCGCTTCGTATGAAGCATGTAGCAATCGGTGCATCAATGCTATTCGGTCTAACAGGCGCATACGCCCTAGTTTCTGAAAAACCTGCACCCGTTGCAACCCACCCTGTTGCTAAACCAACTGAGTACGGCGTTTCAGCAATTAAAGTTGATAACAACAAAAATTCAGGTGAAGCGGTTATCAAGTTAGATGGTTTCTATATCTATACAAGCTTTGATTTCACAGCCCACAAAGAAAACTATGGCGTTATCGGTTCAGAGCATGAAGTGATTGAAATCACAAATCTTGCAATTGACCGCATTACTTCAATCGGCGGTCATGAATATAACGACTTCACAGATCGCAATGACCATCGAAATATCAACACTCTCATTGCGACTTATATTGAGAAGAATCATTTAGCTGGGGGTGTGTGATGGAAAACAAAAAATACGAACTTCTCGATAACGACACTGTTACCACATGGGATGGCCGCACACTTAAACGTATCCGCGCTTTGGTTGCAATTGGTTCATTGGTTGCAGCTGGTGAGCTTGGTGGATATATCGAATCCGAAAATAACCTTTCTCAGGTTTATGGCAACGCTTGGGTTTCTGGCAACGCTCAGGTTTATGGCAACGCTCGGGTTTATGGCGACGCTCGGGTTTCTGGCAACGCTCGGGTTTCTGGCAACGCTTGGGTTTATGGCGACGCTCGGGTTTATGGCAACGCTTGGGTTTATGGCGACGCTCGGGTTTATGGCAACGCTTGGGTTTATGGCGACGCTCGGGTTTATGGCGACGCTTGGGTTTTTGGCAACGCTCGGGTTGAGCAGCGACGAGACATTTTCTGGTTATCAATCATTGGTAGCGAAAACGGTACGTACACGGCATTCAAAAATAAAGATGGTGGCATTTCAGTAAATCGTGGCTGCTTTCATGGAACATTAGAGCAATTTTCTGATGCTGTGAATGAGCGCCACACTGGCCAATTTCATCAAGAGTACCAATTAGTTATTGAATTGACGAAGGTTCGCTTGGGTGTCGGGGAGGCTGTCTAATGCAAAAACAATACTCCACCACTTTCCGCGAATTCATCACTCGCGATGACAACGGTCGTTATCACGTTCGCCTTGGTCCTCAAGTTTTTTCAACTGATTATCAGTTCAAAGATGTTCGTATCGAAGGTGAAAACGGAGGAACATCTGTAAGCCCTGACACGCTTCAAGCCAAACCATGGATCATGCGTAATTTGCGACATGAAGTAGGTTTTCAGCACAAAAAAGCAGTTGCAATCATGTTTGGCGATCCATGTTTTAGACGTGACCGTTATTCAGCAAACCAACGCATTGCTTATAACAATGCTAAATATAATTAAGGGGTTATCAAATGGCTCTACCTATTATTACAGCAGACCAGTCGTTACAAGTCAGCGCAATCATCACTTATTTGTATGCCGATCCAGGTCTTGGTAAAACTTCTATTGGTTTTACTGGTGACAAAGCAATTTCATTCGACTTTGACAAAGGTGCACATCGAACTGGCGAGCTTCGCCGCGGTGCAGTGGTTCCTGTTCAAAAATGGACCGATATTGCCAACTTAACCCCAAACGATCTTGCGCCTTTCAATACAGTTGTGATTGATACAGTTGGTGCAATGTTGGAATGCATTAAATCCCATTTATTGACAATTTCCGAAAATCGCCAGAAAGACGGTACGCTTAAATTAAAAGCTCAAGGTTCGGCGAATAATATTTTCAAAAGTTATGTGCATATGTTAATCGCAATGGGTAAGGATGTTGTATTTATTGCTCATGCTGTTGAAAGTGAAAGCGGTGATCAAATTATTCACCGTCCAGATCTTGGCGGTAAAAACAGAAATGAGTTGTACCGAATTGCTGATGTTATGGGGTATTTAACTACTGTTAGAACGCAAGAAGGTCAATCAGCCCGAGTCATAAGTTTTAATCCAACCAACACACATCATGCTAAAAATGCGGGTGCGCTTGGTGGCGAAACTGGTGAAGTTTGGGTGCCAGACTTAAAAACCAATCCTTCATTTTTGGCTGATCTTATTGCCCAAGCCAAAGCTCATATCAATACCCTTACACCATCTCAATTAGCCACAGCAAAAGCCGTTGAGGATTTGGAAAATTGGAAACAAAGCTGTTCAGAAGCTGAATATGCAAGTGATCTTAATCAATTAACTGAATCTCTTGATAAAGAACACATGTATTACCAAAGCATGAGACAAGCTTTGAAAGCTCAAGCTGAAAAGATGAAATGTACTTTCAATATTGAAAGTGGCAAGTGGATTTCACCACCTGAGTTTTCAGGCATTTCAGATCAACAACGCGACCAACTTCAAGACTTCATTTCTGAACGCGGGCTTGATACTAAAACCGTGTGTGAACATTTGGGTATCGATTCACTCATGCAGATTGAAGTGTCTAAATTAACCGCAGTTCAAAAAGATATTGATGATTTGGCAAAACAAGGAATGCATGCATGAGCGCAATCATTTTAGACACTGAAACTCATGACATGAAAGGCTATCCGATTGAGATCGCCTATGTTCCCTGCTCGTTTATCGATGGTCTTTTGGCTGTCGATAAAGACGCGGTTTATGACGAGTATTATTCTTGTCCTGAACCGATTGCTTACGGCGCGATGGCCGTTCATCACATTCTTGAAAGTGATATTGCAGGTAAGCCGAGCTATGAAACATTCCGCGCACCAGAGTGCGAATACATCATTGGCCACAACATTGATTATGACATTGAAGCCATTCGTAAATCAGATCCTAACTTTACGGCTAAAGCTATTTGTACACTCGCACTATCACGAATGGTCTGGCCAGATGAAGCGCATAACATTTCAGCTTTGATTTACATGCTCACAGGCGGATCCGAGAAAGCCAAACAAAGCATTCATAATGCGCACAATGCCAAACAAGATATTTTGCTCACAGCAGTTGTTCTTAAGAATATTTGCAAAGTGCTTGGTATTAAAGACATGCAGTCGCTTTATATGTTTTCTGAGCAAGCACGTATACCGACTCACATTACTTTCGGCAAGCATAAAGGTACAGCGATTAAAGACATTCCAGCGGATTACGTTACTTGGCTGTTGAAACAAGATGACCTAGATCCGTATCTAAAAAAAGCATTATTAAAAGGATAAGAAAATGACTTCTATTTTAAACGCTCAGGAAGCCTTTAATGCCCTTCAAACTGGCAAAACTGTGCTTTGTCGCTATGCCGGTGACGGAACTTTACCTGGTGATAAAGAATTCAGCCCACTTGATCAAATGCCAGCAACCGTCTTTGCGATGCCGCATTATGAATTCTGCATCAAATTGGAAATGATGGAACTGGCTGGTATCTCATTTACTAAGCCTCTCAAGCTTGATGAATATCAAGATGGCCAAGAGGTTTATGTTATCTGCACATATGCTCCATCAATCTATGTCATGAACTTCAAAACTGCTGCGCTTGTTGAATCTATTAATAGTGGTTTTGTTCAACAAGATGCTGAAAATGCCAAGCTTCAATTAAAAGCTATATCAAAAGCACTTGGCCATGAATTAGATGGCGATATCAGTGTTACACGTCTTGGCAATGAGCCTAAAAAGACTAAAAGGAAAAAAGAATCTGAGGTTAAAATCACAGCCATTGATGATGAGATAAATGAAACGCTTGAGAAAGTAGATCAAGAAAATACAGGCACAGGTATCACTATTATTGAACAAGGCCCTATTAAGATCATTGAAGATAAATTGGGCGTAGGTCAGCAAGTAGAACAATATTGGGAGCATCAGGAAACTTTAAATGCCCTAATTGATCAGGCATCTAAAGCGCAAACGCCAGCAGAAGCAAATGCGGTATTTCAGCACACAAAAGGCTGGACACAGGAGCAGACCGCCCCACTTCACGCTGCAGTAAGTCGTCGACTTTCTGAATTACCTCAGCCAGAAATTAAAGAGCCTCCATCCTTATTGGTGCGCATTCAAAACGCTTCCAATTTGGCCGAGCTAGATGCTTTGGAATTAGAAGTTTCTGGGCGTGATCAACTTATTCAAAAAGCATTAATGGATGAAGTTAAAAAACGTCGAGCGCAGATCAAGCAATTTGAACCCGATTTTGCTGAGGATCTGCCATGAAATTTCACTACTCAAGCCAGACACGACATTTAGTCGTGTTCGGGGCAAAAATGGAACATCACTTTGAAAATGTGAATGCATCGGAAATTGAGACTTTGATCTGTGATGCGAAGTTTAAAGAAGCGAATTGGAGAAAATAAATGTCTGCGTTAAATAATTTAGTTCAAAAAATTCATCAGCAAAATGTAAAAGCAGGTTGGTGGACAGATTTAAAAACTGGCGAGTCTTTAACATCAAATCAAAATGAACCCGCCAAACGCAATGTTCCTGAAATGCTCTGTCTGATTCACTCTGAAATTAGTGAAGCTATGGAGGGTTACCGCAAAAACTTGATGGATGACAAGTTAACACATCGATCAATGCTCGAAGTTGAACTCGCTGATGCCTTGATTCGTATTTGCGATATGGCTGGCGGTTTGGGTTTGGATCTAGAGGGTGCTGTGAATGAAAAACTTGCTTTCAATCAAAAGCGTGCCGATCACAAAATAGAAAATCGTCTTTCCGAAAATGGAAAAAAGTTTTGAGGTGGCATGATGGTTGATTTAGAGCAAGAAAGAAAACAGTTTGAAGAACAATGGAAAATCTTAGGTGGCCATTTGCTATATGTTGAATGGTCAACTGACAATATGTACTCGTTATCTTCATCAGCGAATGTGTTAATTAAAAAGGATCAAATATCACTATTTAATACCATAAATACTGCATGGGGATTGTGGATTGTTCAGGCTAAGCAGAATAAAACCGAAATCGACTCACTCAAAGCTGAAAACGAGGAACTTAAAACAGCTTATTCTGGTGTAAATGCAGCACTTCTCGAGCAATTAAAACTTAATAGCGACTTGCATGAGAAACTTCTAGGTGCAAGTGATGGCGAGTTTGTTGTGGTGCCGAGAGAGCCTACGGATAACATGATTGATGCTGCAAATGAATTTGTCAGTGAAGATTATTCTGATATGGAGGCGGCATACAAAGCCATGATCGAAGCAGCGCAAGGAGATGGGGATGAGTGAAAAAAAGCCCTATGTTGAAATCTATGCTAGTGAAGGCTATTCACTTCAAATGAATATCAACGATATATCAGATGTTTATTTTGTGATTCTGTTTTTGATGACAGCATTTATAAGAAAGTCGGATTCTGTGAGTGTTGTAGAAGAAGCTGAAGGAGGTTGATGTGAAAATTAGATTAGAGGAAATGACTCAACAAGATAAAGATGATCGTTTGAATCGGTTTCTAACTGCACCAGAGCAACAACTTTTCCCTCAAGAAGATGTTGCGATTTACTTAGCATGTTCAACACATACACTTCAAAGGCTGCGCTGCACCGGCGGTGGAATTCCTTACTCAAAAGTGGGTCGCAGCGTTGCATATAAGAAAGCAGATGTGCTCAGGTTTCAGCAGAAGCAAACAGTAATGAATACAGCTCAACTTGCTTCTTAGTCGAAGCAATTGAGCCTACCCTGATAAACAGCTTCGATATCATTCATTGCAAGCCGTAATTTTTTAATTGATACCTGAACATAACCACCAGTTACATCATTTTTTGCGCCCGACCTATGATTAAGTAGGCGCTTAATGGTGTATGGTCCATAATCAAGATTATTGCAAATAGTGGCGAATGTTCTTCGTAAGTCATGTAGTGAGATAGCAACACCTGTCTGTTCCGCAAGTGTTTTAAGCAAACCATGCGCACCAGATATATGTTTAGCTTTGGAAATCATGCTCGAACCCGGAAAAACGTACTCATTATTTTTTAATTCATAGCGCTGTTTAATGATTTCAAAAAGATGATCACCCATCGGTAGTAAGTGGTCATCCCCATTTTTAGGATCTTTAAAAACAAATAACCCTTTCTCTATGTCCACATTTTCCCATTTCAATGTTTGAGCTTCGTTGCGTCGGCAGCCTGTGTACATGATGAATAAGACCAGATCCCTTGTGGCATTCTTACTTGCATCCTCATACAAAGATCGTTCGGTATAGTAATTTAAGACCGCATTATAATAGGTATGAATGTTTGTTTCATCTAAGTGCCTCGTTCTTGCTTTAGCCCTATTCCATCCACGCTTTGCAGGAATCACATCAACCGGGTTTTGTTTAAGAATTGGATTTTCATCAGTTGAGCAATGGATTTGAGCGAAGCGCCAGATAGACCCGAACATTTTTAAAGTAAGGTTGGCTTGAGTGGGGCTATATTCGGTCAGTTTAATAAACCGGTCAAATACATCTTTTTTGTTGATTTCAAATATAGGTCGTTCTTTCCAGTCTGAAAGGAATGTGTTGATGCAGTGATTGTAAGTATTCACGGAAAGCGGCTTTAGCTTTCTTTGCTTTAGGTACATGTCGAAAGCCTGACTTATGGTCATTTCGTTGTTTAAGGTATCTTTCTTTTTTTCAAAAACACCATTGGCAATTTCCGCTAAAACAGTTTGAGCCCTTTTTCTAGCTTCGAGCGGTGTTATTTCATTTGTTTTCCCGAGCGTAACTCTAAAGAGCTTGCCTTCATGTCTACGTTCAACAATATATGATTTGCTTTTTGTTGTGGCGCGGACTGCAAAACCAATTAGGTCTGAGTCGCGATAGATGGCTTGCCCTTTTTCAGTCAATACAATAGCATCAACATTAGACTTGTTGAGTTTCAT